CAAGGGTTGGCAAAAGCATGGGTAGGCAGTCTTGACACAAACGCTGCTGAAGAAGATAAATTTAATTTTACAAGTTTTAATGACAACGGAGATGGTGACAATACTTGTAATTTTACAAATAACATGGCTAACATAGGTTATTCTTCCGTAGCATCTTGCGATTTGGCAGGTACAGTTGCTAACCGATTGGCAGTAGTATATGCAAAATCCACATCACTTTTTAAAATAGAAAGTTTTATAGCAGATACAGCAGGAAATTCTGGTAGTGACCAAAACTGCACAATTCATGGAGATTTAGCATAATGGCAAACGGAACAATAGCATTTGATACATTATCAACAAGTGGACAGATAACAGGAACAGCTAAGTCTGTAGATACAGATTATGTTGTAAATGGTAGTGCGAAGTATTGGGTAAACTATGATGCACCCAATGAAGTTATAGATGGAAGTTTAAATAGTAGTTCTGTAACAGATTCAGATACAGGTCAATTTACATTTAACATAAATAATGATTTTAACGCAGCGAATGATAAGTGTGTTCAAACAACTCTTTGGAATACATCCAATGATGGAACAGGTACTATTATAGACAATGTAAGAGGAGGTATCTGTGCATGGCAACAAGGAGCATCTGCAGCAGGAACTCTGACCTGTCATACAGCAAAAGGATGTTCTGCTTCAGCTAATGGTGCTTATATAGATTTTAGTGGTACGTATATTTCAATTCATGGAGACCTCGCATGACAATAGAAACACCTGAATTTCAAGGCACACATCTTTGGGATAGACTGTGTTGGGCAAAAGAAAAGCTAGAGCCACACAGAACAGAATACTGTGTTGTATGGGAAGACCCTGAAGAGCCTGATGCACCTGCAAAGATTACACATCCTGACCCTAATTGGATGGCTTGTGCATTAAAGGGTGGCATACTTCCACCTGTAGAAGCCTATTGGGAACTCAAGAAGGATGAAGCCAAGCCTGACTTTGTAAAGCATACAAGAGGATACTTGTTACATAACACTAAACCTATAGAAGCTATGACAGAAGAACAGGCAATAGAATACTTAATTATGAAAGACATACCGAGACATGTGTGGCAAGACTACGACAGAGCCAACAAACCTCGTATGCTCATTTGTACTAAATCACAACTACCAAGCACTAGAGTGTGGCGAAATGCTTGGAGAATTAATGAAGAACTAGCCATACATAACAAAGAAGCTGCTTAAAGGAGAAACTAATGGCAACAACAATCGTAGATAAAGATGGCAACAGGATATCTGCAGCAGATGCAACTATACCATCAGATAGACATTTTAGAAATGCATGGACATTATCAGGTAAGACTATTTCAGAAGACTTAACTGTAGCAAAAACTATATTCAAGGATAAGATAAGGGAAGTAAGAAAGCCTTTACTTGATGCTGAAGATGTAGTTTATATGAAAGCATTAGAAGCTGATGATGCAGATGCAAAGACTGCAAGTGTAGCAAAGAAGAAAGCATTAAGAGATGCTCCTGCTGCAAGTGCAATATCAAGTGCAGACACTATAGCTAAACTTAAAGCTGCTTGGGATACAAGCACATTAGGTGACAGTCCATACGCATAGGGAGTAACGAATGGCTTTAACTAAAATTACAGGTGAAGGCATAAGTGGCATATCTAATTCTGCTGATGCTACCTTTTTGACTGCTACATCAAGTGAGGGAGTTACTCTTGCAGGTACGTTGGCTGTAACAGGTGTGCATACTATTGGCACAAATGCAGTCGCAACATCTGATGGTGGTGCTGCAACGACTAGTATTGTACAAGGGTTGGCTAAGATGTGGATTAACTTTGCAGGTTCTGGGGGTCAAACTGTTGGAGACTCCTTTAATATATCAACTTCAACTGATATTGTTGATGATGCTGTTGGTAGATATACAGTTAATTTTGCTAACAACATGGGAAATACTGGCTATTCTGGAAGCTATGATGCTACAGCAGTTAATAATAATTCTGGAGAAGCAACATATATTCAAACTTATGCAACTAGTAGTATTAGTGTAAAGCATTATGAAAATGGAACTAATTATGATTCAGGAAATAATGCTATTACAGTACATGGAGATTTAGCGTAATGGCATATATAGGAAAATCTCCTTCACAGGGAGTACGTAGTAGATTTCAATACCAAGCTACAGCAGGTCAGTCTAGCTTCAGTAGCACTGATGCAAACGGATTGACACTTACCTACACAGATAGTTTGTACATGGATGTATATCAGAATGGTATACTACTTGTACCCGGCGATGACTACACAGCAACTACAGGCACAACAGTTGTACTAGTTCAATCTGCTAGTTTAGATGACATCATTGAGATGGTAGTCTATGATGTGTTTTCTGTACCAGATGCAGTTAGTCAGAGTGCAGGGGGTACTTTTAGTGGCAATGTTACTATGGGTGGTACTCTTGCTGTTACAGGTAATCAAACAAATAGTGGTAATGTTACTATAACTGGTGACCTTGCATCATCTACAAGTGGCACATCTAATTTTGTAGCAGGTGTCAATGCAGGTAATTCCATTGCAAGTGGTGGTAATTATAATGTTTGTGTTGGAGATGAAGCAGGAACTGCTATTAGTACTGGAGATAATAACACAGCTTTAGGATATAGTGCAGGAGCATCTATTACAACAACATCAAATTGTACTGTTGTAGGTCATGATGCAGGGGGAGATATTACCACTGGAACACAAAATACTATTGTGGGTTCAAATGCAGGGAATGCAATCACAGAAGGTCAATATAATGTTGCTATGGGTGTTGATGCTTTAGGTGCTGACACTTTAGGCAGTAAGAGTGTTGCGATTGGTGTTGATGCTTTAAATATACAAAACTTTACTTCAGCAACAGATGCTAACAATACAGCAGTTGGACATAGTGCAGGGTCAAAAGTAACAACTGGAATAAAAAATGTAATAATGGGCAGTTTAGCAGGAGATGAAATAACTGATGGTACACAAAACGTATGCATAGGATATAATAATGCTTACAATTTAACTACTGGCGATTTTAATGTTTGTCTTGGTTCTTTAGCTAGACCAAGTTCAGCTAATGGTGAGTTTGCTAATGTTATTGGTTATAATATTGCAGGAGCTAATAACTACACTACAATAGGAAAAACTACTAGTGATATTAGGGCATTACATGGAAGTACGACATGGTCAACAGTATCTGATGAACGCTACAAAAAAGATATTACAGACTCCACAGCAGGATTAGGTTTTATAAATGACTTACGACCAAGAACATTTAAATATAAAAACTTAGGTGATTTACCTGACACATTTAATTCTTATGAAGAAGGCTCTACTGAAGTATTTAAAAATTCTAACACTAATCATGGCTTTATAGCACAAGAAGTTAAGACAGCTATTGATGCACACTCTGAAATTAAAGATGGATTTACGCTTTGGGATGATAGAGATGATGGTTCTCAAGAAGTTGCAGAAACAGCATTAATACCAATCTTAACAAAAGCAGTTCAAGAATTGTCTGCACAAGTAACTGCATTGACAAATAGAATTACAGCATTGGAGAATGGCGAATGACCAAAGCAGCAGAATTAGCAAAGATGGGTGAAGTCCTAACCAATTCACAGATTGGTGGGCGAAGGAATGTTGTCATCAATGGTGCAATGCAAGTGGCACAGAGAGGAACTCAAGTTACAGGGTTAGGTGCGGCAGATGGTTATCATACTTTAGATAGATGGAATATGGAAATAGGTGATGCTTCTGCTGGAAGATTTACAATGGACCAAATTGCTGATGGTCCTAGTGGCTTTGCTAATGCTTTAAAGTTAACGACCACTACAGCAGACACATCTATAGCAGCAGGAGAATTTTTAAAACTAGAACAAAGATTTGAGGGTCAAGATTTACAGCAGTTTAAAAAAGGTACGTCTGATGCAAAAAAAGTTACTGTGTCTTTTTATGTAAAGGGAAATGCAGCAGCAACGTATACTTGTGAATTAGAAGATGTAGATAATACAAGAAGTATCAATCAAGCCTTTGCTGTCACAACGGATTGGACAAGAGTTATTTTAACTTTTGCTGCTGATACTAGTGGGTCACTAGATGATGATGTCAACAATAGTTTACAATTAAATATCTGGTTACATGGTGGTGCTACTTATAGTGGTGGCACGTTTGTATCTAACGCTTGGAAAGACATAGTAGAAAACACTAGAATGGCAGAAAGCCATACATCTATCTTTGATAGTGATGCCAGAACATTCTTCATCACTGGAGTCCA